CGAAAAACGGCCACTCAGCTCCTTTTTTAATGTAAATAAAACAGTTGATTACATGCGCGTTTTTTAGATATATATTACATTAATATTACCTTCATATTTAAGTCAAGCTTGGCAAGAAGAATAAATTATACATATCTGAACCAGAAACAATTCGCCGAACTAGCCGGGGTTACTCAGGGAGCTATATCTAGGCAGATTTCAGTAGGAAATATAGTTTGGGCATTGACCGAAGACGGGAAAAAGGACGGCATTAATCCAGATGATCCGAAGAACAAATCCTATCTGGAACGCGCACAGAGTACCAATAGCGGCAATAAACTAGATGTCCAGGCGGCTAAGGCTGCGTTTGCGGGCGGACAAGCCGCGCCCAAGGTTAACGAAGCCTATCAAAACGCGGCGGCGGAAAGTAGATCGCAAGACGCCGAAATCAAAAAAATAGATCGCGCTCTCAAATTCGTAAAGCTGGCGGAAGCCCAAAACAAGCTGGTCCCGAAAGAGGCGGTGGAACTGTTCTGGAATAAGGTGGTCGGGGGCCTGTATACCTATATCTATACAATTGCTCCTAGATTCGCCTCTGAAATAGTATCTCTATTTTCAATAGACATTACAAAAGTAGAGGATGTTGTGAATGAGCGCATGATGCCGGAAATCTTGAAACTTCGCGAGAAGACCGAACCGGAGGACGAAGAGCGGGTGAAGAAAAAACTGACCTTCATGATTATGGAATTGTTCGAGGATAACAATGTGCAAGTGGAGACTAAGTCTCGCGAGAAGCTGGAAATCGAGATTGTTTCTGGTTTGGAAATGGTGCAGCGAGAGGCGCGGAGTGTCGGGGACTTGTTGCTTGAGGTTAAAAACTAGACGGCGGGGCGTGTTACGTAATTAATGGGAAAGATACAAGACGTTGAAAATTTAAGAGCTGTGCGGGCGGAGCTTGGAATGGAGCAGTTGTCTGTCATGTGCACGGGTGAAATTGATGTCGATTGGCGCGAGCTGCAAGAGCTTCAATTGCTTGAGGACGGGCGAAGCTTGAAGAGCACTGACGACGGAAAAATATTCCGGCTGGCTGAAAATCTGCTTAGGTTTGGTCTGACTAATAATTTGCAGGTCTGGTTTGATGAATCTAACCAGGTGTTCTGTTTTGATGCTCATCACAGAAAGAAAGCGTTTGCCTTGCTGGATCAAGCCGGGGTTAAGATTCCATTGTTGCCCGCTACGCGGTGTTTGGCTGCGAGTAAGGTTGAGGCTATGCGGCTGCTATTGGCGAAGGAGACCAAGTCGAGCTGGATAAATATAGAGGTCTTGCCGGATTATTTAAGTCAGGTTGATTTAAACTTTGATATGGCTTCCGTGATTGATATTCCTGATTTGGATTGGTCGGAATTGAGTTTTTCGGAGGAGTCGAGCGGCGGCGAGGGTAGCGGGAAAGCCGATGAAGTCCCGGAGGTTGAAGAAGTGCCGGTTGTCAATTCCGGCGATCTGATAGAGCTTGGAGAGCATAGGTTGTTTTGCGGGGATTCGACAAAGAAAGAGGATGTCGAGTTGTTATTGGGTGAGGAGAAGGCTGTTTTACTACATGCCGATCCGCCTTATGGTATGGGGAAGGAAAAAGACGGGGTTCAAAATGACAATCTATACAGAGAAAAATTAGACGGCTTTCAAATGGAATGGTGGAAAGCTTTTCGTCTTTTTTTGGTGGACAATGCGAGCGTGTATATTTGGGGCAATGCGGAGGACTTATGGCGGCTGTGGTATAAAGGCGGCTTAAAAGATTCAGAGAGGCTGACTTTTAGAAATGAACTTGTTTGGGGAAAAGGAGATGCTGGCGCGGGTGGTATTAGTCATCAAGGTGCTAAAGGTTTGCGGCAATATCCAAATGAAACTGAGCGTTGCCTTTTTTTTATGCTCGGTGAGCAGGGTTTTAATAATAACGCTGATAACTATTGGGAAGGCTGGGAGCCGATAAGGAAATATTTAGAGGAAGAGAGAAAAAAGGCGGGTTGGGATATTCCTGCAATGAAGCGAGCAGTTGGTCATAGCGATTTAAGTCGGGATCACTGGACAAGTAAAAGTCAATGGTCGTTTGTGACTGAAGATGTTTATAAGAAAATGCAAAAAGCCGCCAATGGCGACGCATTAAAAAAGGACTATGACGCATTTAAAAAGGACTATGACGAGCTTAAAAAGGACTTTTACGCAACTCGTGCTTATTTTGATAACACTCATGAAAATATGACGGACGTTTGGCAATATGGAAGAGTTCAGGGAGAGGAAAGGCGCGGACATGCAACGCCAAAACCGGTTGAAATGATAGAGCGGGCTATTAAATCAAGTAGTCCGGTTGGAGCTTTAGTGGTTGAGCCTTTCCTTGGTTCCGGCACTACGTTGATAGCCTGCGAGAAGACCGGGAGAAAATGCTACGGCATGGAAATTGATCCTGGATATTGTCAGGTTACGGTTCAAAGATGGTGTGATTTCACAGGAAAGGATGAAGTCAAGATTAATGGGGAAAAAATTTTGTGGAGTGAATATGTGCGTAGCTCAATTTAGGGACTATTGCGAAGCAGGCAAACATAAACTTTCCTGTGATATAAGATCAAATGACAAAATATTGCCGTATGATCCATATAAAGGGAAACAGGGGGATTTGTATTTTTGTATCGATTTAAAGAGGATGAGGAAATTGGCCGAGTTAGGTAATAAGTATGCGAAAGATTTTGTCGAAGATTTTATTGAGTAGGTAATCATGCAGCTTGAAAATTTAGCTTTTCCCGTGACTCCCGAAACAAGACAGGGATGGGCCAGCTTCTTCAATGGGCTGGCCGCTCAAATACCTACGGAATTGGCTAATATGCCTATTTCCAAGCATGCGGAAGCGTTTAGAATATTGCCTAAAGGAGATCGTTACCCGGGTAAATTGAATCTTGATAGGAGTCCTTATCTCAGGGAAATCTTGGATAATATGAATCCATATTCAGGCGTTCGGCATACGGTGGTCATGAAGGGAACGCAGATCGGGCTTACCCTGGCGGCTGAATGCGTGGCTTGCTATTATCTTGGCTATCATCCCGCCGACCAAATATTCGTGGCGGCCAGCTCCGGACAGTTAAAACGCTGGATTTCCAGAAAACTTGAGCCTGCCATAAACTCTTACGGCTATCGAGAGAAAATTTTTGCTCAAGACCAGAGGAAATCAGGCAAGCAGACCGGCGATAGCCTTTTCACAAAGCAGTATGTCGGTGGTCAGCTTGATCTGGTTTCGGCACTATCCGCCGCCGACTTAAGAAGCACATCCAAGCGCGTAGCCATACGCGACGAAATAGACGGCGCAAAGGAGCAATTAGACACGGGAGAGGGTAGTTTTCTGGATGTGAGCGAAGCGCGGCTTGATTCGTGGGGGTTGCTGGCTAAACTTCTGGATATTTCCTCCCCTACGCTGGAGGGAAGAAGCGCAATCGCTAAAATGCATGCTCTTGGGGATCAACGGCGGTACTATGTGCCGTGTCCTTATTGCGGCGAGTTTCAGGTCATGGTCTGGCCGAACTTCAAGGCGGAACTGAGCAAGGGCCTTGTGAAGCTGGTCTTTTATCAGTGCGAGCACTGCGAGCGGCCGATAAAGGAAGAGAAAAAGCCGGTTTTTTTGAATGAAGGCGAATGGAGGCCTACCGAAGAGCCGAAGAAGATAGCTACTAGGAGTTATCATATTCCGCGCTGGTACGCGCCGCTTGGCGTTAGTCCCTGGACACTGATGTTTGGAAAATATTTAGAGGCAAGAGGCAATGCGCAAAAGCTGCGTACTTTTGTGAATCTGACTATGGGGCTTCCTTTCAGGGATAGAGGGTCAAGACAAAAGCCGGAAAAGCTCATGAAGAGAGTGGGCACTTACAAAGCGGGCACGGTTCCTGACGGTGTTCTGTTTTTGACCGCTTTCGTTGACGTTCAACAGGGTTCATCCAATGATCCTAACTATCCGGCGCGTCTAGAAATGGAGGTGCGCGGACATGGTATCGCCGGGCGTACCTGGTCTATAACCTATAAAATTTTTCATGGCGATATTACTGATCCTTACACCGGGGCTTGGGGTAAATTGACAGCCTACGGCATGGAAACGAAGTTGACTTATAAACGCGCGGACGGGATGGAGTTTCCCGTAAAAATCATGTTCGTCGATTCCAGAGACGGCACGAACTACGATATAGTCTATAGGTTTAGGAGGGGTTGCCTAATACCTATCCTACTGCGGGCTTTGGCGGCGAAGGTCTCCAGCGGCGGAAGGACGAGCTGGCCGACGAAATGAGCCAGAGCAATAAGGTTAAAGGCGACGTTCTGAGCACGTCGAACTTTAAACGCTTCAGGATGGTGCGCTCCAAAGGGGTTGACGTGATTCAAATCAGCACGAATCATTACAAAACTATCCTGTACAATAATCTTAACGTTGACCGTATTTATGAAGATGACCGTAAGTATACGGGTATTCAAAGACCGGGCTTTTGTGATTTTCCTAACGATCCGGTTGAGTACGGAGAGAGATATTTTAGACAGTTGACGGCTGAAGACAAGCTTAGAGACGGCTCTTTTAAAGCCTACGGTCGCCGAAACGAGGCTTTGGACTGCGCTTCCAATAACCTGTGCGCGGCGGACTTCTTTTTGCAGCAGGTAATGGAAAGCCTTCGGGAAAAGTACAAAAAAGACTATCCTCCGGACATTTTGAAGCAGAAAATCAACATTTTTTACGCTCAGGAATACTTAGCTAAATTGGTAGGAGTGGATTATGACAGATACGCTGGATTTGCAGGCAATTTACGGAAAGCTGGCTGAACTTGACAGCGCGGCTCCGGAAGGATTTGAAGTCAAGGTCGCGCTGAATAGAGAGCTGGTCTTGTACAAAAACGAATTCCAGATTGTCGGGGACGAAAGAACTACGGAGACCGACCAGGACGGCAACTGGAGGTTTGATCTGCTTGATACTGACGGCATGGAGGAGGAAACCTATTATATTTTTAACATTAACGGGCGTATTTATAGAAAACTCGTGCCCGTTAGCGCGGTTGGTTGGGAGTTCGCGGACTTGCCGTTTTATGGCGGTTAATTTTGAATATTTATGAATTGGTTAACCTGTTTTTGAAAAATTCTAAAAAGGTTTTGGCGGGCATCGATAAGTTCGATGTTGGTTTTGTTTGTATTCTGTGTTGTTTCGAGTTTCGTAATTAAATCATCAAGTGCCGTGGTTTTTGCTGATAACAGCAAAACGGCTCCTGATATAAAATCTTCTAAACTGATAAGAGTTACGGATTGTATTGTTGTTAAAAGGTTCATAACATCCATAGCTTTTTCTCTGCTGCCTAATAGAAGGCTAAATTTTGCGATAGCTTTTTCAATATTTCGTGGTTTCATTTTGCGTTTTTGTTGGGAGTTCGCGGACTTGCCGTTTTACGGCGGGGATTAATCTTTAACTGTACAGTGGTTTCCGTTTTTGAGTGAAATATATATTTCGTCGTTTTCATCATCATGCATATAGCCGGAAATTTGCTCAATGTTAATTACAGTATTTTTCAAGCATGTGAAGTTTGGGCAGCGCGATAATTTTTCAATAATTTTTTTCCGCGTAGACTTAAATGATTTCTCGCTATTCATTCTGAAAAATATGTCCTCTTGTTCTCCGTTTAGAAAGTGGACTGTTATGCTCCGTTCCGTTTTAGAAAAATGTAATACCGCAATGTATTCTTTTTTGATTCGCGTATCGCCGATATTTATAAAATCAATATCCGTTAATATGGGATATTTGATGTAATCCGGTTGGCCTTTTTCCGGTTTGAAACCTAATAGCAGGCATGCTTCTCTGTTAAATTTATCAACATCGTCAAATTCAATAAACATTTTCGTTTTGTTTTTCAGTGTGATGTTGATTGCGTCTTTTATTAGTATTGAGGCCGGAATTACAGTCGCGTCTTCTTTTTTTCTTTTACGGCATAAAATTATATCTTCCGTTCTGATAGTCGCATTGCCTATGTTTAAGAAAAGAATTTCCTGACCTTTTAATGATATTTCTTCCTTTTTCATTTTTTCCTCCATCTGGTTTTCGTTTCGCGTTAACATGATCCCATCTTAACAATAAAAAACCGGTTCAAACAAGCAAAAACTTTAAAAAATAATAAAAAATGTTCTTTTCTTTCCCGCCTTATCCGGAGGACTTCGGAAGCGAATTGCCTGAAACCATCGTTTTGAGCGGCAAAATTTTTGATATAGAGGGAAACCCTGTATCAACAAACGTCCATGTTTCCCTGAACACTCCGGCGGCTCAATATCAAACTCAATATACCTATGTGGGGTTTCTGCAAATCCCTACTGACGCGGTAACGGGGCGTTGGTTTACGGAATTGCCGGACACTACGCAAATGAGAGCGGACATTTATTATCGATTCACCATTAATGGCCGCGTGTTCAGAAAGTCATTGCCGGATTTCCCTTTGGAGGCGGCGTTTAATGATTTGGTGGATTACGGCAATAGCTAACCGTTTAAATGTTTATTTATCCTTGCTTTCCTGCTCACAGCCAATATCCGCTTCGGAAACGTCAAAATATTCCAGCATTTTTTCTCTGGTTGAAAATCTACTCTTCAGGAACTCTTTAAAAACAAAATACTGAGAGCAATAGAACTCCGCTTTTAGCTCAATGAACTTGGCAATTAAAGCGATATTTTTGCGCTCTTCAGGCGTTAGTTTTTCCGTCATGATTATTTTTTTGATACTTAATAATAAAAAATAGTTTAAACAAGTTAAATATTACAGAATAAAAAGCGGTTAAATCCAGCTAAAAATTCAGACATTCGGGAACATTTTCTCGAAATCGATTTTCCTCAAAATAGCCTTCCTCTTTTTTACCGGGTGCGCTTCCGCGAAAGCGATGATCGCCCGGAAAGCATTCTGCAAACCATCCCCGGCTTTCCCCGTGTTCAGGTTGGTTAGATTTTCCGGCGACGTGCTGAAGGCGTCCGCCGTCTGCTTGAGATTGTCAAACCTGAAAATATCCCTGAGTTTATTTCCAATGAGCGGTTGAATTTTGATCTCGTCCGGCTTCGGGGTTACGGTCTCGGTTTTTTCCGGCTTCGGTCTTACCTTGGCGTTGAGCTTGAAGAGTTTGATTTGAGCATTTTTCCAGGTTTCTCTTTGAGCTTTGGTTAGCTTCTCGACGGAGATTCCGAATAGAGTTCTTACTTTGCAGTTTTTTTGAATGCCGTAAGTGTAATTTCCGTCTTTGGCGTTTCCGAAAAATTGACTTATTCTTATTTCCGAAGTCTTCATGTAGTTGTTATCTTTCATAATGTTATTCCGAAAATGGTTATATTAAATTAATATTTGCCATGATGTCAGCTTATCCGAATTAAAATAAAAATAAAATAAAAATTTTTTCAACCGACGGCATAGGAATTGCTACGCGCGTGCGCGCGGACTATGTGGTTACTAAGACTATAGTTTCTTGAAATTGTCTTACTTGTTTGTCTTCCTTGTTTGTAGCGCGAGCGCGGCCAATAAAATCAAATAGTTATCGATTAATACCGTAACAAAGTTACAGAATACCGTAACAAAGTTACAGAATACCGGGACAAAGTTACAGAAAAATAGGTGTTTTTGGCTGAATTTTCCTTAAAACAGTTGAAAACCTGTTGAAAAGTGCCTATATCCTGTTAAATGCCTGTTACTAATTCAAATAAGTTCAGTTATGCTAGTTACTTGGCTAATAAAATCCATGTTTTTATTTTTTTCTTGACTTTATTATCTTTTAATGTTCTGTTGGGATCATTCGAGTTATTGTTCAGTCGCCTAGACGGGGGTTAGCTACCAAAAACAATTTGCTCGGAGTTTTAGAACTTTCAGGTAGCTCCTGTTTGGGAAGATGTCTAGGCGTCGTAAAACTCCGGGCTTTTTTTGTTTTTGGGATGAGTAAAAAAAAAACGATGTTAAAACGGTTACGAAAAATAGCAGATTTATTGTGGCTAAAGCGAATGTTCTAGCGTCCTTGCAGGCTCGTTACTGGTTGCCCGTGAAGGCGCAAACGTTAATTTTGATGCTCATCTCGAAAATTCACCCTAAAGACAAGGAGTTTACTCGCTATGCTTTTGAAATAGATGAATTATATGAGCTATTAAACGTCCATAGGCAAAATAAAAATTTTAAGAGAAACGCGCTGAAAAAGGCTTTGAATTTTCTTCAGCGCAATCTGCTTGAAATTGTGCTTTATGACGAGTCAGGAGGAGAAGTCCTCCTGACTCCCGCATGGATAGAAAGTCCCGTCTACGAATGGGACAAGGGGCGCGTAACTCTGCGCGTTTCCGAAACCCTAAAACCCTACCTGCTGAATCTCCAGCGCGGCAATAGAACCCAGTACTTGCTGGACGCCGTCAAGAAATTCCGTTCCGACCATACCCTGCGATTTTTCGAATTCTGTAAAAACTACGAGCCAAGGGCTGATTGGCATGATCAGGTCATAGACGGTCGTTATGTCAAAAACCAGGTTTTTAAACTGGAGGACTTGCGCCGGGCTTTGGGTGTCGCTTCGAGCAAATATCCGGCTCCGCGTCATTTTAAGCAACGAATTTTGGACGCGGCCAGGAAGGAAGTGAACGAAAAAACCGATTGCCGTTTTGATATTGAACTAGTCAAAAATCCCCATGACAAGCGCAAAGTCGAGGCCGTGAAGATGATCATTTACGGGCCGGAGGTTAAAGATGAAAATCCTCCGGAGGAGATTGTTTCCAGAGAGATTCCCGCCGATCCGCCGCCGTTCGCTTTTGTTAATCCTCGTGATAGAAGCCTACAGCGGCGGATTCTGGGTATTGGTTGCTCAATGAAAATGGCCGAAGTGGTTTTGAACTCCAATTATGAGCGGGAAATTGTAGCGGATGCTCTTGAAGCCATTGAGATATATCAATTAAATAATAAAATAAGATGGCCGAACGGAATTTTAAGACAGGCTATCCTCCAAAAGTGGCGTTCCAAAGCGGCGATTCGCAAAGAACAGGAAGCCAGAAAAGCGGCTGAAAAGCTGGACGCGGTCGAGACTAAAAAGCGGATTGAAGAGGGATTGAAAAACCGGGAAGAGGAGAAAATCAAGAAAGTCGAGCTTGATCATGAAAAATATATGGCCGAGTACGAGGATAGATTAGAGGTACAAAGATCTGAATTTGCGCAAGCTATTGATAAAACAACATATATGATTGGCGTCTTTGAAGAGTTGAAAGACTTGAATAAGGATCAAAAAGCTCAGGTCGAGGCTAAAATCAAAGCCGAAATTTCTTTTGGCGCGGATTTTAACGATGTCTATGATCTTGCCGGACGGATGATTGGCGGGTTTTTATTCTCTGCTCGGAATGCCTTGTAAGGGAATCGTTTTTTGCTTGATTTTTATTTCGCGGGCGTGTTACGTAGTAGGGGAAAGAATGTTTTTGGGGTGTGTTACGTAATTATTCTAAGGAGGATTGTTTTGGGCGAGCGGACTATTGAGCAAGGCAGGTCAAAACAAATTTTAATCCGGCTGGCTGATCACGGGGCTATGACCACTAGCGCGTTAGCTGGTGAATTCGATGTGAAAACTCAGGCCGTTTCTCAGTATTTGCGAATTTTGCGAGAAGCGAAGTTGGTTAATAGTGAAAGACGGGTTAGGGATAAAAGATTTTGGGAGCATTCTCTTACTTCTTTGGGCAGGCAATTTTTGGATAGCTTGTATGATCGTTACGGCAATGCGCCGGAAACCAGGCTTTGGACTTCGGAAGAAATAGAAAAAGAACTTGGCCGGCCGGTTGTGGAGGATGCTATTAGCCATAAGGACTGGAAAGAGCAGCGCGATAATGAAGAGCTGGCGCGAAAGGCGCGGGAGCGGATCGAAGAAAACAAACGGGCTGAAAGAGAAGCCGCTAATAATGTTAAATTGGCTGAAACCGAGGACGGGGCAATAGGTTTTTAAATGGCTTTAGCGACTAGAACCAGGGCATTTTGGCAAGAGCGTTACGATAAAACGCAGGCGGCTTTGGGAAGAGCCGATGAATTGCTTGAGAAAGTGACTGAAAATCCTCGCGCGGAATATGAGTTTGACTCCGGGGACGGGCGAATTGAGGTTAAGGTTTGGAGTCCCGCTCAGGTTAACAACCTAATTGATTCTTTGGAAACTCGCTTGCTTAGGTATGATCAAAAACTTTGCGGCGGTAACACTGTGTTTTTTAGGATGAGGCGGTAATATGGACAATGAGATTGCTTTTGAATTACTTGAGTTTGGGGGTGATCCTACTTCTGCGCAGGAAGCGGAGGGTGAAAATTATTCTCGGTTTGTCGATGCTCTTATGAGTGAACTATCGCGTTCAGCCGGTATTCCTGTTGATGTGATGCGTCGTTATTTGTTTTTTGAGGGCCAGGATAATTCTGATCTTTGCTTGGAATGGCATTTAAAAAAGGAATGCTGTGAGTGATTGCTACGATAAAACCTGGTATCTGTTCGGGGTTATTCCTGTTTGGAGAGTCCAGCGAACTTTGACGGATGAAGAGCTTAGAAAGCGAGTTGAAGAGCTTGGAGAAGAAATTTTTGCGGCGAAAGACGGTCTCGCGGACAGGGTTAAGGAGTCCGTGCTTGAGGATATAAGCAGAGCTTGGAATGAAGCGGAAGGAGAATTTAAACAAAACAAACAGCATGCCTCCTAAAATATCGCCGGCGGCGCGAAACATAGCCGTTAAAATGAGAGCGAACGCTGATAGGGCGGTTGCCCAAGTTACGGCGTCGTTAAGCCGTAATTACGGCGGGGATTATCGCAGCGGCGGCGCGAAGTGGCCCGGCGGTCTGTCTGGAGACGGTCGAGGCTACAGCGTCAATCATTGGCGCATGAGGCAAAACTCAAGAGCCGCTTATCATGATAATCTGCTTGGGCGTAGCATCGTGGAGCGATACGTCGAGGTTATCGCGGGCGTGGGCTTGAAGTTCGAAAGCTCTCCTAATCATGAAGTTCTTGGTATATCCCTTGAGGAAGCCGAACGTTGGGGCGCGGATTTTGATAACCGTTTTCATCTTTGGGCTAATTCAAAAACTTCGCACCGTTCCGAAGAAATGACGCTGTATCAGGCTCAACGGCTGTATGTTAGAATTCAACAGCGGGACGGCGATAATTTTCTGAGACTTTATTACGACGGGCGACGCGATTTGCTTAATCCGTTGCAGTTTGAACTTATCGACTGCGAGCAGATTGTGGGTGATGCCTGGACTACCAGTCATGGCTATATAGCGTCCGATGATGGAATTGTAAGAGACGCTAAAGGCAAAGCCATTGCTTATAAAATAAGCGTAAAACAGAGTAACGGCACGTATAAAAAAGAAACCATCCCTGCTGTGAGCAGGTCGGGCCGGAAAATGATGCTGCATGGCTACGCGCCGGAATACGCCGGGCAAAGTCGGGGTTATTCCAGAATAGGGCATGCCGTTCAAGAGTTGCAGGGGTTGACTTCGTTCAGTCTCTCGCAGATCATGAAGGCAATTTACCAGTCTCAAATTTTCATGTTTGTGAAGCCCGGCAAAAACGCCGGGGCTTCTAATCCAATAGAGGATTTGAATAATTTTCCTCAAGGTCCGTTTTCGGCTGCTTATGGCAGCAATCCCACTCCTCCGGAAGGCGCGTCCGAGGTTACGGACGCCGCTTTAGCTCCGATTGAGTCCTATAACCCGCCGCACGCCAATATCCATGAGCCGGGCGGGATGGCTATTTTCGGTTTGAATAAGGGGGAAGACATGCAGCCGTTCTCCAATACCGCTCCGGCTGAAAGGTATGATAAATTTGTTGATTCTTTCGGGGCTTATCTTTCGGCTTCGGCGGGCATGCCTTTTGAGGCTGTGATGATGCGTTTTAATGCAAATTATAATGCTGCCAGGGGCGCGTTGATCATGCTTTGGCGTAACTGCGAAATATGGCGTTATGAAATGGAGAGCGATAAGTTGAACCCCATAAAGGCGGCGTTTACGGCGGAAGAGATCGCGGCCGGGCGGATTTCCGCTCCGGGCTGGAATATTCCCGTTTTGCGGGCGGCTTGGCTGGATGGGACATGGCATGGAGTGACTTTGCCGAATCTGGATGAGCTTAAGTCGGCTAAAACCGATAAAATGAAATTGGAAATGGCCGCGAAAACTCTTGATGGCGTGGCTAGGGAGAGCGGTTTCAGCGGTTCCAGGAACAGGGCGAAACTGAACAGGGAATTGAAAGAGCTTCCTGTTATGCCTTGGATGAAAACCACAACGACTTGATGGCAAATATTAATTTTTAATCAGCAAAAAAAAATATGGAAAGTCTTGGTAGTATTATTGAGGCTGCAAAGAGTGGAGAAAAGCCAAATTATGACGAATTGAGGTATGCCGTTTGCGCGATGTCTTCTTTGATGGTGTTTGATCTTATGGCATTAAGGGCATTGGCGGATGCTGAAAAACAAAATAAAAAGAGAATTTTGTCTTATAGCGCGGTTTTTCAGTATGAAGAGCGTATGAAGAGAGTTTATCAGGCGTTGAATAAATCGCCTTTGGAGTGGCTAGGCGTCGAAAATTGTCCGGATTCCCCGGAGGCGCAAGAGAGGAGAAAAGGAATTAAAAAGCTTGTAAATAAAATAATAGAAAATATTGCTTAAGGTTGAAAAATGGCGTTTGGAGGGGTGGAAAAAATCAATACTCAATTGTGCGTGATGGATAATCATGCACAATTGAGGCGTTTTGTGTCCAGTGAGATTGAGCCGAGTATGGATGAATTCGAAGAGCATACAGTTGAAGTTGGTGATTGGGCGGAAAAAAATAAAATTTCTTCACAGGATATTCTTGAGGATATCAAAAATGTTGGCAGGCATGATGTTTTGTTTGTGAATGCTTTTTGGCGGGGGGTTAATGGCGGCTGCTAATCCGGTATTGTTAGATATTCCAGTAGACGAATGGACTCCCGTAGCTATAAACGTTCTGTCCGGGGTGGTTCATATTATAAAGGCGGACGCGATTTATTATCAGACCTACCGCCTTACGGGTGATCCGGCTCCGAGTAATTCATTTGTTCCGGGAGATGATGATTTTGAGGGAGTGCCGATTTATAACCGGGTTGACAGGGTCGCGGGCGAATCAATATTGGTCGGCGGCGGACTGCTTGGAGCAATATCGGGAATAGATGTCTACGTGTGGGCTAAAAACGCGGCTGGTAAAATTCGAGTGGATATAGGAGCGTAGAATGATCGGGCCATTTAGTTTTGTAGGTAACGCTGCACTTTTCAAGGACAAAATTTTGTCCGTGGACGGCCAGGTTGGAGCCGTTGATTTGAGCAGTAGCTATGCGACTTTGGTTCATACTCATGTGGCCGCCGATATTATTGAAAGCGCGGCTAAACGTTTCGTCAGTGACGCGGAAGTCCTGGTCTGGGACGGAAAGCAGAACGCGCTTGGATTTACGCCGGAAGATTTCGCCAATAAGGGCGTCGCCAATGGCTACGCTTCGCTGGACGGCGATGGGAAAATTCCAAACTCTCAAATTCCGGGCGGGGCGGTTTTTTCCGTGGACGGACAGGTCGGAGTGGTGGACTTGAGCGGCAATTACGCGGGGTTGGTTCATGGTCACAATGCCGTTGAAATAACTCAAGACGCCACTCATAGATTTGCGACGGACGCGGAAAAGAGCATCTGGAACGGCAAACAGGACGCGCTTGGTTATACGGCTGAAAACACGGCAAATAAGGGCGCGGCGGGCGGCTACGCTTCGCTGGACGGTTCAGGCAGACTTCCCGCCGATGAGCTGACTGCGCATGATCATGAAGCGGCGGACATTAACGAATCAGTTACGAGACGTTTTGCCAGCGATGCTGAAAAATCAACCTGGAACGGCAAGCAGGACGCGCTTGAGTTCACCCCGGAGGACTTCGCGAATAAAGGGGTAATCGGCGGCTACGCTTCGCTGGACGGAGCCGCCAAGTTGCCCGCCGCTCAATTGACCGATCACGGTCATGATGCTACGGAAATCACGGAAGACTCCACTCATAGATTCGCCACCGACGCGGAAAAGACAACCTGGAACGGCAAGCAGGACGATCTTGGATTCACCCCGGA